GTGAGGTATGCGTTCATGGCTGAACTCCTGAAATTTGGATGTGCAGATCCCGCCCGCGTAATGCCAGGCCGATCGGTTAAATAGGGTTTTTACTTCTGCGCGATGGATTTGGCCGGGAGCTCGCCGTTGCGGAGGATGCTTTCTACCGGCCAGCACTCAGCTGACACTTTTTGCTCTGTAGCTGCCTGTCTGCATTCCTGCTGGCTGTCGTATACACCGAGAATGACATCCTGATAATCACCGTTTGTCATTGCCACGGTCAGGACGAGTGCGAATAAAGTTTCCATCAGTGAAGAGTCCTCCCGATGGCGACGGCGTAAAGGCGTTTTGCTTCTTCCCACGCCGGAGCATTGCGATGGAGTACCGCGAACGAGGCGAGCCGTTGGGCCTCTCTGATCTGCTGCTGGTTTACCATGATTTCCTCTTGGCCTTATCGCGGCGAACGGAACGGTTAATACAAGACTTCTGCGCTAATGGGCGGTGGATGGCCGCCGGTTGTCATAACTAAGCCGCCTCGGTGAAGCGACTGAGGTATGAAAAAACCCGCCGTGGCGGGTTACTTAATTAGTGAGGCTGCGTATTCGAGGAGATAAAGCTTTGGGGCCAGCCAGATTTTTAGCCACGTCAGGTCAGATAAGATGACGAAGGAGATGACCGAATACAGGAACATAATGGTGCCAAAAAATACTGAGGAAGCACTGATAGTGCCGTCTTTGTCCCAGACCAATGTAGGTCTATATTTTGGCTTGCCGCGTTCCCATGAATATCCCTCTTCGCCATAAACTCCGTCCTGCTCGCGCTTCATCATTACCCTGAAGAATTTAATCGCAACCGGGATAGTCGCCAGAATAACCAGTGTGAGCATCATGCTTTTGGTGAATTTCCATACCAGCAACTGATGCACAACTTCCGGAATCTGCGCCTGGCTAAATGACACCGCAGCATCGATGCCATTCGCCGCTTTCTGTAATAGCTCAACGAGAATTTTGTTCGCTTGTTCGTTCATAATTGCCCCTGTAGTTACCCGCTGATGCGGGAGAAATGCTTTGGTGGTGTAGTGCCTGTCGCACAGGTAGAGCGTTTGCCGCGTGCTAATAGCAGCCTTCACCACACCCCAAAACATTCCCTGTATTGGTCAGCGCCAACTCCCTGCCAGTGTTGCCCGTTCTCACGCCGTTCTCGCTCTCGCGCGGGGATACTCTCTCACCGACCGGATCGCACCCGGTGATACAGCACGTTTCTCGTGTAAGGGTCTAAACAGGTCATTGACGCTGTAAATCTGCATGTTGTTAAAAAGCAGGCGACTTGCTGTCCGCCGCTGGCTAACTTCGCTCAGCTGTCGATGTTTCGTTTCGATGAACTAACAATACTAGCGGTATTAATATATAGCAATACCGCTAGTATTAATAAATCTTTGATTAATACTAAGAGTATGAATTTGATGTGATTTTATTTTTGTAAATACCAGTGCTACGCTTAAAAAAACAGCAGGAGGGATGTGCATGGTTCTGGATGAAGAGCGTATAAGCATGAAAATTCAGGCGATGGGGCGGGCGGTCATGGAGTTGTCACTGGCTGATTTACCCATGACCCAGCAAAACATCATCGACAAGCTGAAGCAGTACCGGAAGGAAACAGGAAACGTGATAGGGAAGGGCGTGAACAGGGATGCGGCTGAGATAGTGCGGAAAGGGCAATAAAAAAGCCCGCACGGGCGGGCAGGTAGTGTTGCGATAGTTATTGTTATCAGCTTCAGGCTGGATAGTTATCGGCAGAATGGGGGTCGGCTTTATGGGTGGGCAATAAAAAACCCGGCGCGGTGGCCGGGTTTAGTTCTGAGGGGGTTAAGCCTGCTCAGCCTCGTCTCTCCGGATGCTATCAATTGCAGCATCGAGACGTGACAGTGATTTTGCAGTCCAGTTAACAGTCTTCCCACCCGTTGGAGCGCAGGGTGTTATGTCACCATTAGCAATCAACTGGCGAATGTGTGAAACTTCGTTTTCTGTGATCGGCACTGGCTGACTTAACAGGTTATTAGTATCCATGATCATCCCCTTATGTAAAAGCGCTTCAGCAACATCTGAAATCAAGAGCTTGCTTGTTTCGATGTTCATACTGCCGCTATTAAAATCAACATATCTAACTTCGCCGCCAGTCCGAATATCATTCGCCTTTGCAGCATCGATGGAAGTTCTTGCGCAACCAGTTTTTTGCCAAGTTCCGCCAGCATAAGGTGCCCCGGTACCGGCAAAAACAGCATTGGTAATAATCTGACCGTTTTCATCGATATATTGAGCTGCTAACATTTCGCCAATATCAAAGATGATAGTGTTAGTTGAGATCTTGACGATGTGAAGAGTTATTGCTTCGCTGCCATCAATCAAGATAGGTGGCCTTGGCTCGCTTAAGTCTGTGGCCCACCACTCTTTCCAGTGCTGAATTAAAAGTCCATTACCAGCCAGGGTAAGAACATGATCGTCGCGGACTGCCATTTTACCGAACCCGGTATCATCCACATATGCGACGTGCCCTGGATAACCTAGATCATCCAAGCCTCTGGACCAACGCGAGTCCGTTGCAACTAAACGATTCACACGGTCATAAATAGTTGTAGTCATTATAGACGCTCTCAGCATCAAGGTTGTGCGATTCTACAGTAATCAGAGAATTCTTCTAATCGATAATACTTATCGGTAAAAGTAACTTTTACTTTAACGATTGATTAAAACTGCATTTAAGAGATTGATAGAAGCATAAGGATTAAATCAGCCGCATCTTCGTCTCTACAGCAACACCGATAATTCGACAGTTACCATTCACCGCTACCAATGGCCACTGTGGATTTAAACCCTTCAGGTACTTCTGCGCACCGTCGATCACTAACTTCTTAAATGTTGCCTCGTTCGAATCGGATAGCTTTGCTATTACCAGACTGCCGTTGATTGCCTCGCGCCCAGTATCGAAGAGGACAAAGGTTCCTTCTGGGATGCTAAGACCCGCCGGTGCTGTCATTGAGTCACCATCTACCTGTAGCCAGAATGCCTCACCTTGAATGTGAGCATCTGATTCAAGCCAAAGGTCTATATCCTTTAGGGTGTACGGCTCAACCGCTTCACACCAGGCGCCCGCCTGAACTTTGCTAATCACCGGATATTTTGAGCCAGGTGAATAATGCCCTGCGAAAGAAGTATTTTCCGACGCCACCGAGCTCATATCAGAGATATCCTTCGCAAGTGACGGGCTGAAATCAGAGACACTAACCCCAAGAAGCCTGGCAAAGACCGATGCTACCGCTGTATTTAAGGCATTCCTTCCATTGAGGTAATGGCCGACGGCACCCTGAGAAATGTCCAGCGCGTCCGCAATGGATTGCTGAGTAATACCCAGTTCTTTTTTCTTCGCTTCGTAAAGGGCTTTTAAACGCTGTGAATCAGCCACTTGAGCGGGGGTGAGAATCTTTTTCTTTTCCATTATCAGATATTAATACCAAAGCTCATATTTTAAAAATACCGCAAGTATTGATTTGTGTAATACTTCTGGTATTGTTTGGTTATGCACTCAATGGAGCAACCACATGAAAATTTCTTTAGCTGAGTTTGTTGGCGAGGTAGGTCAGGCCAAAGCAGCTGATGCCATCGGCGTTCACCAAACGGCAATTAGTAAAGCGATCAGGGTTGGTCGTCAGATTTTTATCAACAAGCTTCCTACTGGCGAGGTGAAGGCGGTCGAATACCGCGATTTTCCTCATAGCAAGAAGCAGGAACATCAGGAATAGCACATGCAATCACTTACTTATCAACACAATACCGGATTACACCCGGGAGCGATGATAAACCGCGCTCAAGCTAAAGCGGCGCCAGACCACGAAAAGATCCGCGATGCGGTCCGGGCATGGTCGTCGGCGCTGGACAATCAGGACGTCGTTTCGGCGCTGATCATTAACGAATACCGGGAGCAGGGCGGTACCGCCATCAGCTTTCCGGAAGACATCAGCCGGGCGCGCCAGAAACTGTTTCGCTTCCTGGATAATCGCTTCGACTCCGAGCAGTACCGCGAGAACGTGCGCCAGCTGACGCCCGCAATCATGGCCGTGCTGCCTGTTGAGTATCGCACTCGCCTTATCGGTGCCGATTGCAAAATGTCTCGTCTGGCTGAAGCCGAGAAAGAACTCGCTGAGGCTAAACAGGCCGTGCTGCTGGACGCTCCAGAGCATCAGAAGCTGAAAGAGGTAAGCGAGGGTATAGCGTCGCTGTTCCGCCTCATGCCGGAGCAGGTAGGCCCTCTGATGACGATGGTTACGTCGATGCTGGGGGTTATGTGAGAACTACAAAAATGGCGAAAGCCGGTCTGCGCGAACAGAACCGACTTTCAGGTGCAAATGCAGATAACAAGTGCGAGGTCATTATGACAAATGCTAATCCAAAACGCCAGGCGCAGGAGGTTTAACTGTGTCGAACGTCGCTTACGCAAATTTCGCGGCGCACTCAGCCGCAAGGAGCAACAGGATGGAGAACCAGAAATCTGGTTACGTCCCGTTGTACCGGAGCATCAAGAAGAAGTCTTGGGCTAAGGATGTTTTCCTGCGCGCGCTGTGGGAGAACCTGCTCATTGACGCAGCCAGACAGCCATACACGGCATTCTTCAAGGGCAAGCAATGGCCTCTGCAACCCGGTCAACTGGTCGTCACTGCTGCGGATCTAGGCCTTCAGTTGTGTGACCGCCAGGGCAACCCGACAAGCCGCGACGCAGTGGAGAGAATGCTGTCTGTTTTCGTCCGCGAAGGGATGATTTCCATCGAAGGAGAGAAGCGAAAAGGCAGGGTGATCACCATCACGAACTACGTCGAATATGCTCAAAAAATGGACGATTTACCCGCACATAAAGCCGCACATACAGGCGCACATGATGAAGCCAGTAACGGCGCGGGTTCAGATGGGTATACCGCACATAAGGCCGCACAATTCCCCGCACATCATGAACAAGAAGGTAATAACAAGAATATAAATAACTTATCGTCCGAGAATTCTGACGAATCCTCTGACGCACGTCTCAAGAAATTTTTATCAGCTCATCCAGAAGCTGCGATTTACACACCATCCGGTGCTAAGTGGGGATCGGCTGAAGACCTCAAAACTGCCCAGTGGATTTCCACCAGGGTGAAGCTGATTAACCCAACCTGCAAAGCCCCGGACATGACCTCCTGGTCTAACACCGTTCGCCTGATGCGCCAGATAGACAACAGGTCGCACCAGGACATCTGCGCGCTGTACGACTGGGCAAGCAAACACCACTTCTGGCAGACCAACATCCTGAGCCCGGAAAGCCTGCGTAAGCAGTGGGACAAGCTGACGATGCAGCGCAGTGCTGGTGGTGAGCAGCGAGGCGGAAAGCCGGATCTGGACTTCAACAACACTGACTGGGCCTATGGGGTGATTCGATGAAATCTCTTGCAGAGCAGATGCGTAACCATGACCGCGAGCAGATGAGTCGCATGGCCCACAACCTGCCAGAGCAGTACCAGGAGCGCGCGCCGGTCGAGCAGGTGGCTCAGGTATTCAACGGGCTGTTCACCCAACTGCGTGCCGCGTTCCCGGCCAGCATGGCGAACTTCCGCAGTCAGGACGACCTGAACGAATTCCGCCGTCAGTGGCTGCTGGCGTTTCAGGAGAACGGGATCCACTCAATGGCTCAGGTTGATGCTGGTATGCGCATTGCCCGCCGCCAGGAGCGCCCATTCCTGCCGTCGCCGGGCCAGTTCGTCGCCTGGTGCAAACAGAGTGGCGGGGTGCTGGGCATCACCGTTGACCAGGTGATCGCCGAGTACTGGGACTGGCGTAAACGTTCGTTCGAATTCACCTCCAGCGAACAATTCCCCTGGTCGCAGCCGGTCATGTACCACATCTGCGTCGAGTTGCGCCACCGCAGCACTGAACGCCAGTTAACGCATGGTGAACTGGCACGCGAGGCGGGCGATCTGCTGGACATGTGGGAGAAGCGCGTCACCGAGGGTAAGCCAGTGCCTCCGGTACGCCGGGCAATTGCAGCACCGGCTGCCGAGCATGGTCCGACGCCGATCCAGCTGCTGCTGGCGAAGTACAACCGCAACAAGTCGAACGGGATGGTGTGACATGACCATAACAATCCGTGAGCAGGTGCTGGCAGCCCTGCGTAATAACCCGGGCCTGAACAGCGTCAAACTGGCAGGACTTATCGGTATGGACACCAAAAAGATATCCGGGACGGTGAGCACGTTGCTGGCCGACGGCCTGATCAGCTGTGAAGGAAAATACGGCCAGCGCCTGTACAGCCTTACCAGTTACGGCAAGCGCTACGCCCCTGACACGATACCGGGCATAAAGCAGGGTAAGTCGAAGTTAATTCAGCGGACGGACACAAACGTGATCTGCCAGGAGTGCCGCAACAGTCCGGCGATGAGAAGGGTTTTGATGGTTTGTGGGAGGGTAGGGGTATGAGCGAATGGAGTGATTATCGCTGGATGGTTAGGACCATGGCGAAGGATAACGGTGTAACGCTCATCAGCATCGCCAGGCACTGCGGCGTATCGCACAGGAAGCTTAATCAAATTCTGCAAACCGGGCCATCCAAAGAGCAGGAAGAACTCATAGCCGAAGCTCTGGGGTGCGCAGGGTGTGACCTTGCGGAAATCCACAGGCAAATGGGCGAGTTATCAGACAAGTACGGGAGGGCAGGGGTATGAAAATTTACATCGCAGGACCAATGACGGGTTACGAAAACTACAACCGTCCGATGTTTAACGCAGTAGCA